TTACGCGCGGTCTGACAGAACCTCTTCCACCAGGACACCCGCCTCCTCCGCCGCTGCGATGAAGGCAGCGCGGAAGGATACCGCTGCGATATGGCCGTCCAGAGCATAAAGGGCAGCAAGTTGCGCGGCACGATGCGCATCGGTGTCCATGAACGCCCGGGGCCAATTCATCAGCAGGAAGGTCGCCGCGCTGGCGACGTCGCGGAGGGAACGCCGCGTCGCGTCGCGCTGCCAGACATGCACCGTGTCCATCCGCACATAGTTCATGGGCAACATAACGCAGCCGAACGCCAGCGGTTTCATGCGGTCCGAAAACAAGAAGGCCCCGCCCTCCCGGATAAGGGAGAGCGGGGCAAGTCGTGAATGCCGACGAGCGGCCGGTCGAGCCTCTTGCGGCCTCGGAGCACGGCACTGGCGGCACGACAAGTCGGAAACAACACTTCCGTCGACTGGGGTATCGCGCGCTCATTGTGTTGGAGTTACGAATTCCCAAATTCGCAGACGCCTCTCAACGATATCCCACGCCGACATATTTGAAGCCGCGGCCGATGAGGTCGGCTGGGGGATAGATGTTGCGCAGGTCAACCACGATCGGGCGGCGCAGCAGCGTCTTCAGCCGGTCGAGGTCGAGCGCCCAGAAGGCGTCCCACTCGGTGACGTGCCAGCCGCTCCGGCGGCAATGTCAACGTTCGTCGCGGAACGTCCGGCCAGAAGAAACATCGCCTCTTCGTCAGCCGTCGATCACCGCCCCCCCACGGAAGCAGTGACGAAATTCGCGACTAGACACCCGCTCCACAAATTCACATTATCATAATAACACTGTAACTATCGATAAACGCGCATGCAGGGCTTGCTGGGACAGCTCTGATGAGGTGTGACGAAGAGAACAACATGATGGATCAAGCCGACACGCCTCATGAAAGCGACGCCAAGCATCGCCCCTTTCACTCGATGATACCGGACGACTTTGATCCACAGGCTTATCTTGCACTGCACAAAGACGTTGCCGATAGCGGAATGAATCCTTTGGAGCACTTCGCCCTTTATGGACGAGACGAAGGCCGCCTCTACAAACACCCAACGCACCCGACTAAAGAATGGTCATCCAAATTTTTACAACAATTACACAACTTAAAATCGCACCTTTCAACGAACTACATACGTCATTGCCTTCTCAACGAAGTCGAGTATTATGACATACGTCCTGACGTTGCCTCTACGAATATTTGTCCGCTATATCATTTTATAAAGCATGGCTACAAAGAAGGCTCTATCCCCGACGCGCTTATCATTTCTTCTGCTAAAAATTATTCTCCAGATACCAATTATCTTCGACTAGCGCATATCTTCGGCGGCAAGCGGAGCAACGCCTCATTTCAATACCGCTGCCAATTTCATGCAGATGCCAACGTGGAAGCCGTTGCCCTGTCTGCGGAAGACAGCTTCGAAGACACGCTGCTGGCCCTCTTCAGCTGCGAAACAGCCTCATTCCTGAGACCGGACATCACCCCCCGCACTCGCTACCTTATGACCCTCTGCCGGAACATCGGGATACCAGTGGGGGCCGATTACGACGACATCTTGTTTCCAGAGTACAGCATGTCAAAAGGCTCGGTTCGCTCCGGCGTTCGCGGGTTCGACCACACAAAACGGCAGCTGGAGAAAGACAGCGCAGCCCTCGCCTGGGCCGACTACATTACCTGCTCGACACCGACGTTAAAATCATATCTCGACACTTACGGCCTCCCCGTCTCGCTTCGGGAGAACAAGCTGCCCCGTCGCCTCTTCGCCAACGAGAGCGAAATTAGGTCAAAACACAATAGCGAGACCATTCGTCTTATATATGCATCAGGCACTGCCACCCATGTTCGCGATTTTTCTGTCGTATCCGGCCCACTTCTTAAATTCGTACAATCAAATATCAATACTGTTGAATTAACATTTCTTGGCACGACATCCGCAATGCTTCGCGCATTTCAGCCTTACTGCCGAGAAACGCGACAAATTGGAATGCTGTCATTTGGCGACATGCTCACCGAGCTGTCGAAACACGACGCCCTTCTTGTCCCTCTAGAGGCGACCGAATTCAACGATGCCAAGTCGAATATAAAATTCATCGAGGCGGCAAGTCAGGGGGTGCCTGTCATCGCCAGCCCTGTGGAAGAGTTCCAGCGGACTATTCAGCACGGGGTAAATGGCTGGCTCTGCTCATCGGGACAAGATTGGATCAATACCCTGCAGACTCTGAAAAATGAGCCGGCCATGAGCACGAGGCTTGGGCTTCGTGCCTTCCAGACGGCGATGGAGGAATACTCCCTATGAAGCCTGCGCCTATCCGTGCATTTACCGCAGCATCGACAAAAGATGACTTCTGCGTTTTATATATGCCATATGGAATCGGTCAACTGAATATCGTCACGCAGATGGCGCTTCAGTCCTCATTTGACAGCTATGTGTATTTCGATACAGATGACCTTGAGGTGATATCCGCCGAATTTCCGAAACTTCATTTTATCCGTCATGCCTTAGATGTTGAAACTATACTTGAGCGCTTCTCACGCATCGTGACGAGTTTCTCATTTCGACACCGCTCGCTGCCACCGGAAATACACGGACTTATTGAAAGAGCGCAGAACCTACGAATACCCATCGTTGACGTCCCTCACGGCCTGTTCCAGCCGGGACGCAATATGGTCGACACCACTCGAATTATAGATATCGCATCCAGCAGCAACGGAATTGGGGACATAATCCCCTCCTTTGCCGACACCCACGTCTGCTGGAACGGAGCCGATGGAATCGGCTACCCTAGATACATGCCCGACAGTACGCGACGGCGCGACCTTGTAATACCAAAATACAACGTCATCATAACGAACACGAACTGGTATCTATATTCAAGCGAAGACCGGAGACAGCTTTTTAGAACCATAATAGAACATATTGAAGCAAGAAACGATGAATTATTTATATGGTGCCCACATCCAGCTGAGAATAACGACGAAAGATATGCAAGCATCATCATAACACGCCGCCCTCGGAATTGCCTATTATACGGAATGCATAAGGATATATATTTTGACGGAATTCACTCTACTGAAGACATAATTGCACATTCGTCATACGGAATCACGACATTATCGACATGCATTCTCGATTTTGAAATAAATAATATTCCCGTCCATGTGTTTGACTGCGACGGAACATCAGATCTCGTCAGAGGGATGGACGACATTGTCACATTCCGGAAGGTTTCCGATCTACAGAACCCGCCACGACCTCCGAAGACGGGACTCCTTAAGCAATACGACCCTCAACTCTTCGACGAGATATTACGGTCGGCGGCATCGCGCAGTCGGAATACGGCACGATAAGCGCAGGCGTAGCGACAACGAAAAAAGCCCCGCCCTCCCGGATAAGGGAGAGCGGGGCAAGTCGTGAATGTCGACGAGCGGCCGGGGAAGGGCCTCGCCGCAGATGCCGGGATGAAGCCCCGGCGCTATCCGCGCGGCACGCGCGAATGTGTTTAGGCTGGTACCCCGCCACACCCGTCACCCTCCGATCCGGCCTATAGTCGGCCGGCAACGAGGAGGTGCGGCTATGGTGAACGATGGTTACGAGCCCGAAGCCGTCGAGGTCCTCGACCAGGCGCTTGAGCGAGCCTGCCGGCGTGCCGGCGAACAGCTTTCCGTGAAAGAAGGTCTGAGGACCCTCCTCGCATCAGCGATCCTCGAAGGCTCGCAGCAGGGCATCGAGGGGGAAGAGCAGTTGGCGAGCTTCGCCCTGCGGTCTATCCCGGCATTCCGCGAGGAACGTCAGATACGCGCGCGGCCGCCGCTCTCCGCGCCTCCCAGCAGGCGGCGATGAGCGTCGCTGCCCATCGCTCCACATCCTCGATCTGGCCGTGCGCGTGATGGTGCCGCTCGTTGACGAGCAGCATGCCCGTCTTGAGATCGAGCACGGCGTGTACGCCATCGGCGGAGGGCAGCAGCACCCCGCCGAGGCGCGCTATCCGGTCGCGCTCATCGCTGCTCAAGCCGCTCATGTCGAGGGCGGTTTGAAGCTCGGCGGCGGGCCGTCGCGCCAGATCTTCACCCAGCGTATGGCCGCCTCGCATAGCGACATCCCGGTCAGGCCGAGCACGAAACCCACGATCCCCTCGATGGAGGCCACGGAGAGGCCCGGATCGGCCAGCCAGCGGGCGGCGAAGACGGCCCCCACCGGCGTGCCGTAGCCGGCGACGGCCGTGCCGACCATCGCGGTGCCGACATGCCGCGCGAGCGAGCCGCCGGGGCGAGTGAGCGATCGGGCGAGCCCGCCGATAAAGCCGGCGGCGAGATGCGCAAACTTCAGCCCCATCAGCGCGGGCTCGGGAGGGAGGTCCGCCATCAGTGCCACCCGCACACCGCGCGGCCGACCGCGTTGTGCCCCTTCACTTGCCGGATTGTCGGATCGGTGTCGGCTCCCGACCAGGTGATCGGCCGGAACACGTCGCAGGCCGCCCTACCCGTCGCGCCGCTTCCAGCCGTCGTCGTCGCGCAGCCGCCCAGAAACAGCGTCACGGTCAGCGCGCTCGCGAGCGCGAGCGCCTTTCTCACGAATATCGTCGGCACGGGCCTGCTCCTGTTCCTGCGCGCGCTGGAGGGCGCCGGCCGCGCCCTTGTTGCGGCCGGCGAGATAGGCGAGCCCGGCCGCGACGAGCGCGGCCAGGGCGGTCTTGATGGGAGACGGCAGCAGCAACCAGAAAGGCCGCCAGACCTGATAGGTGGCGGCGAGGATGCCGAGACCGACGGCGAGCCACAGCCACCACGGCGTGTGGTCGAGGATCAGGCCGAGCAGCCAGCTCATGCCGCGGCTCCGGCGAGCTCGCGCAGGTCGGCCCGCGCCTCGCCACCGAGGATCGCCGCCACCGATTTGTTGCGGCGCGACGCCCAGATGCCATAGGCTACGCCACCGACCGCGACGACGAGGCCGGCGGTGACGAGGCCGGCGAAGACTGTGTCGATCCAGCCCCCGTCGCCGACAAGCGGCTCGACCGCCTTCTTGGCCTCGTCGATCAGGATGGCGACACCGCCGCCGCCAGCCACGGCGCCGGCCGAACCGCCGATCGGCACCGCCGGCTTGGCGATGTCGTCGACGGGGGCGCGCGCCGCGCCTTGCTTCGTCCACACCGGATCGGGGCCGACGCTGCCCATCGCCGCCGCCTGCCCATGCGCGAGCACGTTCGCCACGCGGCTGGACCAGCCCTTGCCGAAGGTCTTCCACGTCCGAAGCCCCTTCAGCATGGCGAGGCGGCGGGACATCATGTCGGCGATCAGGGCGTCGTGGTCGGGATGCTTCTCCAGCGCCGCCAGCGTCACCGCACCGACCGTGCCATCCGCGACGACGCCGAGGGCGCGCTGCAGCCACTTCACCGCCTGCGCGGGGCCGGAATTCACCGCACCGTCGAAGACCACATAGTCGACGCCCGGCGGCATGTCGTCGGCGCGCACCGCGTCCCAATATTGCTGGCGGTAGATCGCCGCGACCTCGGTGGCGGTGATGCTGCGCACGCTGCGGGTTTTCTGTCCCTTGCGCCGGCGCCAGCCGTCATAGACGCGCTGGGTTACCCCCCTGTTGGTCGCGCCGCCGGGGTCGGCAGGGTGGTTCGCGTAGCCACCCTCATGCACGAGCACGCGCTTGAGCGCCTCGTCGAAGCTCGACGCGGTCATGGCAGTCTCCAGATCTGCGGGCAATAAAAAAGCCGCCTCAGAGGGCGGCGGCGGATGGGTCGGGCACGTTCAATCGCGTGTCGTACGTCGTGGGTATGATGCGCCGGTCTCGGCGCATGCCCGCCAGCACCGCGCCGGGGCCGGGCCGGGCGGAAAGCGGTTGCGGGGGCTGGACCGTCCGGCCCGTCAAAGCAATTCTTGAGGCTATCCGCCGTTCCTGTGGCACTGCGGCGGATGGGACGGGCCGGGTGGCAGCCCGCCATGCACCGCCACCCGGCCCGTCAGCTCCGCTTGTGCCTCCCATGGCCATGCCGACGGTTGCGAGGTAGGGTTCAGCCGAACCCAACGTAACTCTGCGATGAAAGGCGACGGGGTGACCCTCAAGACAATCATCGTCGTCGTGCTGTGTGCGCCGATCCTCATCGTCGCAGCCTTCTATGCCTTCTTCACCGGTTTACTGATCTACGACCAGATGCGCGAAGGCGACGTATTCGGTTGCGCGCAACAGGTGGCGTGGCAGCCCGGAGACCCATATGACGCTGTGTCTGCCTGCATGGTGTCACGGGGATACAGCGTGTCCGGTCGGGCTGATTGCCAATCGAAACCGCAGCATTCGAAGTTCCTGCCCCCGCTTGGCTGTTATGCCCCGTGGTGGGCGGTCTGGATGAAGTGAGGCGACACGGCATTGATGGCCGCGCCGCCATCCGGCCCGTCAGCGCTCCTGCGCTTCCCGCCGATGGGAACCATCAGGATGATATGGCGTTCGCTTCACGTCGATGCCCGTCGACGCGCCAGCGGGACAGAGATCCTCCCCCGCAATCCCGTTGGAGCAGAGAAGCGGGCCAGGTTGACCCGCCCGTTGGCCCGGCCAGTCTCTCACCCCGGCCACACCACCTCGGCCGCAGCCCGTGCGGCGGCTTCATCTTCCGCAAGATCGATCGCCTGCTTGGCGCCGAGGCGGCACAGCCTCGATGGCCGCGCCGCCGTCACGCGCCCTCAAGCTGCTCGACGCGCGCCGCGAGTTCCTTCACCGCTCCGATGAGCAGGGCGATAAGCTGCTTGTCGGCATCCTGCGCATATCGAAGGTAGCTGTCCTCGCTCTCCGGCAAGGTGGATTCCTCGATCGCCGAAGGAAGCACCGTCTGCACGTTCTGGGCGATCAGACCAGGATGGCGGCCTAGCGTGTGTGCAATCGGAAGGTCGGCGACAAACTCGAATTCCTTCGGCTCAAGAGCCCGCACCTTAGCGAGCGCACCGTGGAGGTCGGAAACGTCCTTCTTCAGATTTCCGTCAGACGGCGACGAATTGATCAGCACCCACGAATTGTCGTCGACGTTGTAGTAAAAGCCATTGTTCCAATGAAAGCTCAGCTTATTGGACATTTGAAGTCTAAGGTGACCACCATATCCACTTCCGGTGTCCCGGAAGCCGGGCCCTTTCAGCATCCCGGTGCTAGATTCTCGCACGCTGGCATTTGCCCACGCCCAAACAAAGGCTGTGGTGGCGATCTGCGTCGTATTGGTAGCTGCGGCAGCAGTGGGAGCGGTGGGGGTGCCGGTGAACTCTGCTGCGCCTTCACGGGCTAGATTGCCGAAATTGGTGGTATCGACAGTTATCCCGATCTTGTTCCCGGTTTTGAGGCCGATTTTTATGAGGTTGCCGCTCTGATCTATGCCGGTGCCCTGCTGCACCGGCACGTAACCTCGATCCTCCCAAGCCCCCAGCGTGGCACGCGCAGCAGCAGCATCGGCGTCGTCCATCAGCCCCTCAATAAAGGGGGACGGCGGCACATAGACACCCCACGCGCCTCCCGACCAGATATAGGTCTTGCCAGTCGCGACGCTCACCACCGTCGTGCCCCGCTGCGGGGCGGTGATCAGCCAGGCCGAGCCGGTCCATTGCGCCAAGTTGTTCGCCTGCCCCGCCCATGCCCCGGTCGGCGCGGTGCCGACGACGTAGAGATCGCCGGTCACCGGCGCGCCAGGCGGCGCGTTGGTGCCGAGCGACTGGACCTCGTAGTTCGGGCGGGCCTTCTCGAATATCCCGATCTGGTCGAGCATCGAGCGCACCTGCGAGAGCAGGGTGACGTTCTTGAAGCGCGTCGGCGCGTCGAAGCGGATCGCATAGGCGGCGCCGCTGATCGGGGCGCCGGCAACCGGCGAGGCCAGCACGAGGGCGGTATTGCCCACCACCACGCCGACGGTCACCCGCTGTCCCGCAACCTCCATCGTGTCGCCATCGCGGATGATCGGCTCCCAGAAGGTGCCGGCGCCGGTCACGGTGATGCCATCCGCCGCCACGCTCACCGTGCCGGTGTTGTAATAATCAGCCATGTGGGGTGTCCTAGAAGTCGCTGAGGTTCATGGCGGCCAGCCAGCCGAACATGCTTCCGGTCCACGCGGCGTCGCGGAACCACCAGTACCGGGTGCGGTCGACGATCGCGGCGCGGAACCGCGTGTTGTAGTAGGTGCCTGTGGCGGTCACGACGTCCTGCATGTGCACGAAGCCGGCCCCGCACCACCATTGACCTTGGTCTTGCACGAGGAAGAAGCCGAAGGGCGATCCGGCGCCGTCCGGCGGGATGCCGCCCGCCGGCAGACCGTACATCCCGGAGATGCCGCCGGTGAGGATCGACCCGAAGTCGGCGAAGCGCGGCGAGATGCGGCTCGACCGGAACAGGAAATCGTTAGCCCCGGCATTGAACCAACTGATGTTGTGCTTGGAGACCAAGGCTTCTTGACCGCGCCAGAAGCGGATGCGGGACACGCTCGATGTGTCGATGCCGGGCTGATAGGCCGGGTCGCTGGCGACGACGGCATAGCGGATGCCCGTCGTGCCATCCGGCATGCCGGCGATGAGCAATTGGTTGGCCGACAACCAGAAGATGCTGGGCGCCTGCTGGTGCCCCGTCCCCATCGAATAGGCGATCACCGGCGGATAATGCGGATAGGACTTCTTCAGCGTCACGATCCCGCAATTGCGTAGCGTAGCGCCACCCAGCAGGATCGGGAACGGATCGCCGTTCACCTTGCTGGTGCCGAAGGTCGTCCCGCCCCCGCCATAGGTTTGGGGGAACGCTGCCCCCGTCTCCTCGATCTGGAAGTGGTTGCGGCGCGTCGACAGCATCATGTCGTCGAGCGTACAGGTCAGATGGTTGAAGCCGGGCCGCGAGAAGAAGAGTCCTCGCCCGTAAAGCGGATGCAGACCACTCCGTCCGCCATTGCTTCCGCCGGCCTCCGCCGACGTCGGGCTCACCCCGAACACGAAGTAGGCGTAGTCCATGCTCGCCCGCGACGGCGAGAACTGGATCTCGTTGTCCACCAGCGTGACGCCGCAGACGCCATAGCCGCGGGCGTAGTTCATCGTGGTGCCGGGCGTCGACACATCGGCATTGGCGGCATGATAGGTCAGCGTGCCGCCATTGTTCCGCATCCAGGCGAGCGTCGGCCGGCCGGGGCCGTTGGCGCCCGCCAGCGGTAGCACCCGCACCGTGCGCGTGCCGTCGCCGGGCGTCGTGCCGAAACCGGTGTAGGTCAGCGTCCGCGTGGAGAGCGAGGAGCCCGGAACCACGTCGTTGGTGAGCAGCCGCATGGAGCTGGTCCATGTGCTGTCGAAGGTAACGAGACGCGCGTCGAGATTCAGATCTTTCGGATTGTACGGGGGCAGGCAGGAGCGGAAGCGAACGAGCCCGCTAGGATCGCGAAAGATGGAAAAATGAGAGGCCATCAGGACCAGAAATCCAGATAGCCGTCGTTGAGGTTGAAGTCGATCTTCCCGTCTGGGCTAAGAATCCGCCCGGCAGTCAGCGTCCCCATATTGCCGGTGATCGCCGAGAGCGTGCCGATGTTGAGCTTCGCGGCCGTGATCGAGCCGTCGAGATACATGTTTCCGCTGACGAAGATGCCGGTCGCATTGACGACGAACGGCGTGACCCTCTGGCCGTTCACGCGCCGCGTCAGCACGAAGAGGTCCGCTTCGGCCTCGAAGACCGAATAGGCCCCGCCGGCGCCGTCGGCGTAGGCAGCGACCAGCACTGCCGCCCGCGACGTGTTTACCGCGCTGCTGGCCTTGGCGACGATCTCATAGGCCGCCATGGCGCCGGAGGGCAGCGAGGCCGCCGTTACCCAGCGGACGGACAGATTGGTCTCGAAGTCGTCCACCTGCGCCTGCAGATTGGTGATCGACTGCGCCAGCGCCGAGCCCGGTCCCGTCGCCACGGTGATCGCCTGCGTATAGGAGGCGGTCACACGCTCGGCGCTCGACCGAAGCTCGAAATCCCAGCGCTGCTTGTCGCTGTAGTTCTGGGCGTCCTGCTCGACGACGAGCTCGGCCATCCACTCCTCGATAGCCTCGACCCGGCTGAGCGCATCGCTGTTGTGGCGGACGACGTACTGGTGCAGGCCGACCTCGAAATTATCGACCATCACCCGCACGTTGTCGTTGCTGATGGAGGGCTGGGCGAGGTCGATGTAAGTCCACTGCCCCCTCTTCCCGCTCGCAGACACGGCCGCTACCGAGAGACGCAGCGCATAGGGGTCAACCACAGCCGATAGCGTCGGATCGCGGGTTTCCGGCAGCGGTACCCAGCTCTCGCCGCCGTCATAGGATACCCGGGCGAGATAGGAGATCGCGCCCACGGCTGGGAACCACGTTGCCTCGACGCGCCGTGGGATTTCATTGGCGATGAAGCGGGCGCTCAGGCCGGCGACGACGAGCTGCGCCTGGTTGCTCAGAGCCGATCCGTCCGGCAGCGGAGGCGGCGCCGTGTGATCCTCATCATGGACGCGCACGTCGTCGACGAAGAATTCCAGCTGGACGCGGTCACCGGACGGCGAGCCCCGGGAGACGACGCAGCGCTGCCGCCAGGTCGTCCCGAGACCCAGCGCATAACTCGGCAGCGCGCCGCCCGGGCTGGGCACCAGCACGTCAGCGAGATCCAGCCCCTGCGCGACCTCGACGGCTGCCAGATCGACGCTGTCCAGCACGGCAATGCTGGCGTTCAGTCCCATACTGCACTTGATCGGGCCGAACTCCCGACCGCGTGCGTCCCGAAGCGAAATCCAGTGTTGCCCGCCCGACCACGTCGCCGGCCGATCCAGAAACAGCCCGAGCCCTACATTGCGGACTACCTTGCCGGACTGTCCCCATTGCTGAGGAAGGTTGGATTGCAGGAGAACGGCGGAGCCGAGCGACAGCATGCGGCCATCGTGTTCGGTCTCCAGCGTCACCGTCCGTCGGCGGAAGAGGTTCTGCCGGAGAAGGAACTCCGCCTCGCGCTGCGCCTGCGTGCGATTGCCGATGCCGGGCAGTTGGAGCCGCGTGGCATCGGCGATCTGCTCCTCGGTGGCATCGCGCGGAGCAACCGCCTCCTCGATGCTCCACGTACTCTCGTCGATGTATTCGAGCACGACGCACTGCGAAGCCTCGGTCGGCTTCATCAGGTACTCGATCTCCATGGAGCCACGGACGATCTCGCTATCCGTCAGCATCATCGAGGGGATCGAGGACCACTGGTCGCGCACCAACGAAAGGGCGCCCCCGAGCCATTTGTGCTTGGTGCGGCAAGTGGCGAGAGCGATATCCAGGGCGTCCGTGACCGGCTGCGTCGACGTGAAATCGTAGTCGAAGGTGTCGCCCCGGCTGGCGCTCAGCGCCGCGAGGTCGACGAAGGCCTGAAAGTCCACGCGCGTAAGAGGCAGGCGCCCGCCATAGTCGGCATTGGTCGCGATATCGAGTGCGGCCCAGGCCGGCGAGCGGGTCGGCAGATCCACCCACGCGGCGCCATCCCATACCGGCAGGATGCGGGTCTCGACCACGGAAAGCTGGCTAGCCGCATCGCCGGAAAACTGATCCGTCGCCCTCGCCCGGATCGCGATGGTGGAGACGGGGAACGCCTTCGGCCCGGTGATGAAGGCGCGAAGGCCGGCCCAAGTCAGGTCGTCCTGAACGGTACCATCAGTCGACGAGGGCGTCGTGCGGCGCGCCCGCACGGCATAACGTCCCGGCGGAACGTCCCCGGTCAGGCTGAAGCGCACCGGAGATTTCGAACAGAACGCGCCGCCACCGAAGGCGAGTGTCGACCACGATCCGTCGCCCGTCGGGTTGCCGGTATTGTCGACCGGCCGGTACTCCGACATCACGGCAACGGCATGAGGTGTCAGGATGCCCTCATCGTTGGTCTTGCCGCAGCTCGGCATGACGATGTCGACGACGAGGCGGGTTGCTGTCGAGCCGGCGCTGTTGACCACGAATCCGCCGGTCCACGCCGGATAGGCCAGTTCCTGCCCATCGACCTCGGTGGATGTCTCGACGTTGATCGGGAACGCCGTGATCTCCTGACCAGGATCGTAGAAGTCGATGGTGACGCCGCTGAAGTTAGGGTTGATGCCCGTCGTGCTGTTCCAGAGCACGGTGTCGTCGATCAGGATCTGCTCACGCGAGAACTTGCCCTCGCCCTCGGACAGCAGGACGTGGAGAAACTGATTGCCGCCCTCAAAGCTCGACCAGGGGACCGCGGCATAATCGAGCATGCGCTTGGTGCGGCCGTAGGCAGAGGGCACCGGCTGGAGCGGCTTGGCCGAGTTGGTCTGCCGCGACCACGAATAGATCGGCGTCGCCTCGTCCTGCGAGCCTCCCGACTGGACACGGGGAAGCATGGACAGGAGAAAGCTCCCGCCGGCGAGGATAGCGGCCCCCAGCAGCCCCTTGCCAATGGCGCTGGTGATGCTGAGCGCACTTGCAAGCACGCCGGTGGCCCAGGGCGCCAGGGCAGAGAGCGCAATGACGCCGAGCAGGCCGGCGATAGAGCTCCCGCTCATCGAGCCGCCCTGCGGCATCGACCGGAACTCGACCGCCATCCCCCTCCGGATCCGGGTCTTGCGCCACGCCGCGCGCAGCACCGGCGCGCCATCAACGACGCAGATGGTCGGCACGAGCGTGGTGCTCCAGCCGACCCGCCGAAGGAAGCTGGCAATGGTCTCGCGCGGCCGGGACATCGCGCGCGCAAGCTCGATCCCCGGCAGCGCGATGTGCAGCACCGGGAGAGCGGTCACAGCGGTCATGGGTTCAGTCCGTGGCAGGCTCGAAGAAGCGGACGCGGCCCCAGCCTGAAGCGCGCAGCGTGGCGACGGATTCCGCCAGCACGCCGAACGTCTCGTCGCAGTGGAGCACCAGGCGCTCCGGTGCGAGCCAGACACCGATATGAGCGACGCGGTCGGCGCGCGCCATGGCGACCAGCGCACCATCCGGTGCCGTGATCAGTCCCACGACCTGCGCGGCTGCCGTCTCGCGCCATTTCTGGCGCTCCGGGTGCGCCTCGATGGTATCGATCATCCATCGCCAGGACGGCTGATCCGGCAGCCTCACGTCAGGCAGATTGCGACCGAAAAGCGCCTGCTGGACCTCGACGGCCAGATGCCAGCAGGAGTACCCGCGTGACCACGGCCGCCCGATCAGAGACGTGAGGTAGGCGGAACGGTCGATCATTCCGGGTCCGTACCGGCCGGCGGGTCGACGGGCACGATCTCCGTACCAGGCGAAGGGACGAACGTGCCGGCGTCGTCGAGGCGCCCCCAGCACTGCTTGAGAGCGACGGCGATGCATTCCTCGCGCGTGTCGAAGGTGCGGACACGCTCGCCGTGAATGAGGATCGCGTGCGGCATGGTCAGGCCCTGATGTCGAAGGCGCCGGATTTGAAACTGATGGTCAGACTTCCGTCGAGCGAGGAGATTTCGTCGATCGGCTTGTTCACGCCGCTGACGATCATCCGGCCGGCCGTGATGTCTCCCATCTCAGCCTCAATGGCGTCGATGTAGCTGGCCGTAACGAGGCGCTGCGAACGTTCCATTTGCTCGGCGTCCGCCCTGTATAGCGGAACGTCTGGCAGCACAGCCGCAGCTGCAGCAGCCGGCGCACCAAGCCCAAGGGTGCGCAGCATCGTACGGCGCGAGAGCATCGCAGTCTCCATCATGTTGAAGGATGGCCGGCGCCTAGCGCACCAGGCCGGGGAAGCGCTTGCGGGTGTAGACCCGCGTCGGGAACTTCTTGTCGGCGAGGTTCGACACCCGGGCCGTGCCGCGGATCGTCGTGCCGGAGACCCGCACCGAACGGATGATGAACTCGACAGGCCCATAGATCGGTTCGGACGTGTCCTCGCTGCTGTACTGCCGGAAGATTGCCTTCAGGTCGGCGCTGTAGCCAACGGCCGCCTCGAGGTAGGCGGTGAGCTCGCGCGCGACGTTGTCGATCGTGATCTCGCACTGGGGGATTTGACCCTCGGCGTATTCCGGGAAGGCCGCGCCGAAGGCCGACGGAAAGAACACCGCGGGCGCACCCGGGTTGAACAGCGCGCCGGCCTCGACCCCAAAGGTCCGCTCCAGGACGTCATTGACGATGCGGGCCGGTTTGGCGTCGCCTTCCTCGTCCTGAATGGCCGGGTGCTGAAGCTCCAGCGTGTCATAGACGACGATGTCGGTTCGGCAGGAGGCCTCCGCCTCCTCCCATGCTGCGTTCCAGGGATTGGGCATGTCAGGGCGGCGTCATGCTGGCGGGAAAGACGAGCGCGGAAAACGAAACCAGCGTCTCGGCGCCGATCGAACTGTAGCTGATGCCACCGGCGCCGCCGACGATCTGGATCACGCGTGTCGTGTAGCTCTGGCCGTCAAGCGAAACGGGCATGAGGAAGCGTGCGGCGCCCTCTCCGACCGTGGCGATAAACGCTTCGAACGCCGCCATCTGGGTCGCGTTAAGGCCACGCCCCATTGCATGGATGCGACATCGTCCCCGGGCCTGCGGCGCTGACGGGTATCGCCGCCCTCCATCTCTGTCGCGAGCGCCTCGCGGCCTCGCTTGACGTTCCAGTTTCCGCGTTCCGGCCTGTGAGGCACGTCCGCCGGCCAATTGACGTAAGCCATCAGACGGTCTGCCTCCGCACTCCGTAGGCCCGCTCGAAAGAGCGGGCGATGCGGCCCCGGCCGGAAATCTGCTCTTCGACGACCGATTCCACCATCTTGCGCACCTGCACCTGGATATCGACGCCGCCATCCGACCGGGGCCTCTGCGTCACCTCTGCGGTCTCGCCCGGCAGGGTGTTCACCTGCACGTTGACCTGAGGAGCGACAACATTGTCATTGAGGCCGCTTCGCATCCCGCGAAGCGCGGACATCATCCCCACGCTCCCGCCATCCGCGTACCCCTTGAGGCCACGGTGGAGGGCGTCGAGGTTAGCGACGCCGGCATTGCCCACCGCGTCCTTCGAGAAGACGAACTCCCCGCGATGCACGATGCCGGCCGCCTCGTACTTGAATTCGAGTGGCGGGCCTTCTGGGCCCTCTCTTCGTCCCGCTCCAGCGGGCCGCATGGCGTCATCCCCTTCGCCTCGGTGGACCGCTATGCCGAGCGCTACGGCATCGACGACGTCGACCGTTTCGAACGGTTTCAGGGCCTGATCGCCGCCATGGGCGCGGCCCTGAACGATGCCGTGAATTCCCGCACCTCTTCATCTTCCTGACCACGAGGCATCGATGGCCATCACCGTCGAGCAGATCCGGCGCGTCGTCACGCAGTATGAGAGCCGTGGTGCCGACAAGGCCGCCGCGGATCTCAATGCGGTGTCGAGCGCGCAGGGCAATGTCGCGCGCACCGGGGCGACCATGGCAACCGTCACCGACACGGTGACCAAGCGACAGCTCGATGCCGGCCGCGCCGCCGATACGATCCGTCGGAAGTATGACGAGGAGTTCCGCACGCTCCAGACGCTCGCGCGGGAGCATCAGCGTCTCGATAGGGCGAAGCAGACGGGGCGGCTCACCGCAGAGGACTACAGCCGCACGCTCGACCTGATGCACGCCAAGCTGGGCGTGGTCAGCCAGGCGCAGGCGGAAGCCACCCGGCGCGTGCAGCAGGAAACCCGCGCCATCGAGGAGGCCGCGGCAGCGCAGCAGCGCTACGCTACGCTGCTCGGCGTGCGGGATGATTTCGGCACGGAGGCCCGGGCGGCGGACATCGCCGCCTTTGCGCAGGAGTATGACCGTTACATCGCCAAGCTGGTCGCGGCGAAGAATGCCGAGCAGGATCTCGCCAGGACACGGGCGGCGAGCGCTCAGACATCGATCAACGAACGCCTTGGGGTGCGCGACGACTTCGGCACGGAGGCCCGGGCGGCGGACATCGCCGCCTTCGCCCGCGAGTACGAGCACTATGTGGCGACGCTGGTAGCCGCGCGGAAGGCGGAGGATGATCTCGCGCGCTCACGGGCGGCGAACGCACAGACCTCGATCAATCAGCGCCTCGGCGTGCGGGATGATTTCGGTTCGACGGCGCGCGCCGCCGACATTGCGGCGGTCGGCGACGAGATCCAGCGGCTGCGGGAGAAATATGTGCCGCTGACGGCGCTTCAGCGGCAGTACCGGCAGACGCTCGAGGAGATCAATCAGGCGGCCAAGGTCGGCATCCTCACCGAGGTGCAGCGTGCCGACGCCGTTGCCCGCACGAAGACCGTGTTCGCTGAACAGGTTGTCGCCATGCGCGGCGTGCAGGAGGCGACAGGCCGGGTGCGGCTCGCCGGCCACGATCTTGCGAACCTGTCCTATCAACTGAACGACGTTTTCACGATGATGGCGATGGGCGCCCCGCCCATGCAGATCGTGGCGTCGCAGCTGGGCCAGATCTACCAGATCCTCGCCGGTCAGCAGGGTGGCGTCGTCGGCGGTCTCAAGGCCCTCGGCGGCTCTATCGCCGGGCTCGTCACGCCGGCGGGCGCGGCCGTGACCGCCGTTGCTGCAATCGGCGTTGCGGCCGTCGCCTCTTATGGCAGCTGGCTCGCCGGCGAGAAGCAGTTGCAGGCTGCTCTGCAGGGCCGGGGGCGGGCAACCGCCGCGACGGTCGACGAGCTGAATGAAATCGCCCTTGCCGCTGCTGATGCTACGGACGCGACCGTCGGCGAAGCGCGGGAGATCGTGGCAGCGCTTACCTCGACAGGAAAAGTCGGCGTCGATTTCTATGAGGGGCTTGTCGGTGCCACCAAGCAGTATGCGGCGGTCACGCAGCAAGAACTATCGGCGGCATCGGCCGAGATCGCGGCGGCCTTCGCTGACCCGGCCAAGGGTGCGGAGGATCTCAACAAGAAGCTGCTGTTTCTCGACGGAACGACGCTTCGTTATATCCGCGACCTTGCGACCAGTAACCGTACCCACGAGGCGGCGGCTGTCCTGCTTCAGCGGCTGACACAGACGCTCCCGCCGGCGGCGGAGAATCTGACGCTGTTAGGGCGGGCATGGCTGTCGGTCCGCAACATGGCATCCGATGCCTACGCTGCCATGGGTAGGGGCGTCGATGCGTTGCTTTCCGGGCCTTCCCTCGACGAACGGATTGCGACGGCCGAAGGTCAATTGCGCGATCTGGAAGGTGTGCAGGCCCGAAGCGGGCAGTATGGGTACTCCTACGACGAGGTACTCAAGCGACAGCGCGAGCTGAATACCGAGCTGTCGAAGCTCTACGCTGACCGCGCGCTTATCGAGGCACAGGGCGTCAGAACCGCCCGAAACGTCCTCGATCAGGAAGCGCGCGCCATTCTCGGATCGCGAGATCCTCGCATCGAGCAGGTCCTGACCTTGCAGAAGGAGCAGGCCAAACTGCGGGAGGCGCTTGCCGCCGGTGTCGGCGATGGCGCGGCGCAGGAGGCCGCGCTTCAAGGCATCACCAATCAGATTCGGTCCATGACCGATGCTTACGGGAACCTGATCCCGCAGGCCGAGGCCGTGCGGCGCGAGCAGGAACTGCAGAACGCTCTTGCGACGGCGACGACACCGGCACAGCGGGCGGCCGCGTCCGCTGCTCTGGAGCGCTTTCGTGCGGAGGCAGAAGGAGCCGACAATGCGACGGCGTCCGCAAAGGCGAAGCGATCTGCGCCGGCATGGAGGCCGCAGAGTGAGTACGCCGGCGATTTCCCCTTGGACCGAAGAACTGTTCGTCGACGACGGCGAGACGGGCGTTTCGCTCATTGACTTCGGTAATGCCATCTCCGTCTGGCAATTCATGCAGCAGGGCCGCGACGTATCAGTTGCCGAGGCCGCGACCACGTTCAACACTTCGCCTGACGTGGTCCGACGCGCAGTCCGCGAGCATTACTGGCTCTTCCTGAACCCGGATGACGCGGACCCCTCCCAGCAAATCATTGATCAGGACGGTGAATGATGGCTCGCGATGGTCGGTGAAGCGAGGCGTCTTCCGCGCAGGGTGCAGCTGGGCAAGTCGGGCGAGCGAACGCTTGTGCCGGCTGGCGCGGTCCGCGTTGATCGGGCGACCAGATGGCGTCCTCCGTTCTGGACCGATCATCACTACGTCGATCTGGTGTTGCGCGGGCGTCAATGGGTGGACGATCGTCAGCATCGCCTTGCCATGCTCGCCGAGGCATATCGCGACTGGCTGATGGGCGGTCTGACCTCGAAGGTTTCCTGGTGGTGCTACACTCCAGACGCACTACAGCGCGCCCTACCCGCTCCTCCTGCCATCGAGGAAATCGAGTATCGGCTTCGAGGCCGCAATCTTGCTGACTGGCCACCGTTGGGATGGCCGTGCGCTGGCGACGTCCTGCTCTCCATCGCCAACCGGCAACCTGACGGCAGCCTCTTCCCGACCCCGTCCGATGCGTTCAAGCCGCGTCTCCGCCCGATCACGAGCGATCAGCGTCGGAAGGAAAACTACTGGATATCGAAGTTCGGACGCTGACCATGGCATGGCGCATAGACACCGGAATCCGCCCTAGGCTCAAAGGTCCGCGCGCGAAAAACGAGCGGAAGTCCCGGCCGCCGCGCGGTCGAATGGAGGATCCTGCGCATCTGAAGCTGATACGCCAATTGCCGTGCCTGGTGAGCGGTCGAGCTCCCGCCGGCGAGGCGGCACACATCCGGTATGCAAGCGCCCTCTATGGCAAGTCCGTCACCGGAACCGGCATCAAGCCGGACGATAAATGGGCAGTCCCGCTCTGCGCCTGGTTCCACACCGTGAGCTCGGACGCGCAGCACAGGCATGGTGAGGAAGGCTGGTGGGAGGAGCGCGACATCAATCCGCTTCTCGTCGCCTCCCAGCTGTACAGCGCCTCGGTCGCTTTGCGAGCGGCAAAGGTCCTGGAGCCGGATATCATCGCGGCCCTTTCCCGCATCGTGCTGGACGCAAGGAGCGCCTGATGCCCGCCTCTCAATGCACCAAGCGTCCGCGTCTCTACCTCGCCGGCCCCGAAGTCTTCCGCCCCGACGCGCTCGCAGAAGGCAGACGACTGAAGGAAGCCGCCGCGCGCCTCGGCGCCGAGGGCATCTATCCGCTCGACGGCGGGGCGCTGTTCAGCGCCGGAGAGATCAAGCGCCGCTGCCGCGACATGATAGACGAGGCCGATGTCGTGGTGGCGAACATCTCGCCCTTCCGGGGTCACCATATGGACCCAGGCACCGCGTGGGAGATCGGCTATGCCGAAGCCCGCCGCAAGGAGGTGCACCTGTGGTCGTCGGACCCTCGCACCCTGCGCCTGCGCATCCCCGGCGAACTCGGCATTGGCGAGGTGCATCTCGAATGGCGGGACGCCGACGGCCATCTGGTCGAGGATTTCGACCTGCAGGAAAACTTGATGATCACCGCCGAGGGCGGCCACGTCTGGTCCACGCCAGAGGAAGCCATGCAGGCGGCCGTCGAGAGCGTGCAGCGCGCCCAGTTCGCATACGCTGGCCGGCGTCGCCTGCTTTGGGTGTCCCTCGCCATGTTCGGCTTCGTCGCGGCTGCGAGCCTGCTTATCAGCATGGCGCGGGCGCCATGAAGCGCGCCGTCCGTGAAATGCCCCTCTATCCATCCGAGGCGGAGATAGCCCGCGAATTGCTGGGGCCGAACCGCGCCGGGGAATGGCGAGGCCTCGCGGCCCTTCTGGAACGCAAGGGCCTCCCGACGGTCGATCCGCTCTTCGGCGGCCGCTACTGGCCGGCGGTCAAGGCCTATCTCGACCGCCGCGCCGGACTTGTTAACGTGGCGGTCCCGTCCGTTCCGGACGGCGAGGAGAACTGGTCATGTCTGAACGAAGGCTCCCGACGCCAGGCCTGAAATGGCGTCGTCGCAAGGCCGGGCCACCGGCAGCCTATTGGATCGCCCCGACCGAGATGGTGCGCAAGGGGTTCACCCCTAAATCCGTGCCCATCCACTACGATGCCACCGACCCACACTTCATGATTGGCATCAGCGATCGTTGCCGAGCGCTGACGTCACAGATGCGGGAATTCGCAGCCCAGCCGGACAACCGGCCAGCACTGCGCTTCGACGGCACCATAGGCTCGCTGGTCGACATCTACATCAGCGACCCGGAAAGCCCGTTCTTCCGGCTCAAGGCATCGACGCGCATTCCCTATCTGCACTATTCCCGCCTCATCATCGAGACGATCGGGGCACGGCGCATCACCGATTGCGATGGCCGCGACGCCCGGCGCTGGTTCGATGCTTGGTCGACCGGCGGCAAACTCGCCAAGGCGAACACCTGCATCGCCATCCTGAAGTCCGCGCTCGGCTTCGGCATCATGTGCCGACACCGTGGCTGTCCCGATCTACGGGAAATCATCGGCGTGATGCAGTTCGAAAAGCCGGCGCCCCGCCGCAGCGCTCCCGCCGCGGCGCACATCGTCGCCCTGCGCGGGGCCGCGCACGCCGAAGGGCACCCGGCAATAGCCTTGGCGGTCGCGCTGCAGTTCGAAACGATGCAGCGCCTGTGGGATGTCGCCGGCCATTGGTTGCCCCTCTCCGATCCGGAGCCGTCGACGGTCATACGCGGGCGCGCGAAATGGGTCGGCCCGCAGTGGTCGAATGTGTCGGATTCCATGATCCTGCGCTGGCAGCCGGGCAAGACCAGCCGGACCACCGGCATTACCATCGAATGCGATCTGAAGCTCTGCCCCATGGTGATGCAAGAGATTGCGCGCATACCACAGGAAGACCGCAGCGGCCCGTTGATCCGGCACCCGAAGGGGCACCCCTACCCCCAACGCGACTTCCAGCGCACGTTCCGGACGATCGCCACGAAAGCCGGCTGGCCGGCGAGCATGTGGTGCCGGGACATCCGCGCCGGCGGCATCACCGACGCTCGCGCGAGCGGCGTGCTGCTGGAAGACGCCGCCAAGGCGGCTGGGCACTCCGACACCCGGACGACAGCGCGGATTTATGACCGCGGCACGCTAGAGGCTCACCGCCGTGTGGCGGCGGCCCGCACCAAGAACAACCCCTGA